GTCTGTATCCTCATTTGATTATGCAATATAATATCAGTCCAGAGACCTACAATGGTATCACAATGGATACTGTAAATGTAGAAAAGATGTTAAATAAAGAAGTTCAAATAGAGGGTAACTTTGCAACTACACCAAATGGTGCAAGATTCAGTAAAAGAAAACAAGGTTTCCTTCCAGAGATTCTAGAAAACTTATATGATGAAAGAGTTTTGTGGAAGAAAAAAATGATTGAATTCCAAAAAGAATTTCAACAAACAGATGACCCTAAAAGAAAACAAGAACTTAATAGAGAAATTGCAATTGCATATAACAATCAAATGGTTCGTAAAATTTCATTGAACTCAGCTTATGGTGCAATCGGTAATGAATGGTTCAGATATTTTGAGTTGGGACTTGCAGAGGCAGTTACAAGTAGTGGTCAACTTGCAATTAAATGGGTCGAAAATGCAGTTAACAAGTACTTAAATAACATCTTAGGTACAGATACAGATTATGTGGTTGCAATTGATACTGATTCAATCTATGTAAGATTTGATGAACTTGTACAAAAAGTTAATCCACAAAACCCTATTGAATTTCTAGACCAAGTTGCAGATGGTAAGATGCAAGATGTAATTAATAACTGTTATTCAGAACTTGCAGATTATACTAATGCATATCAAAACAAAATGGTTATGGGTCGTGAGGTAATTGCAGATAAAGCAATCTGGACTGCAAAGAAAAGATATATCATGAATGTCCATGATAATGAAGGTGTTCGATTAAACGAACCTAAACTTAAAATGATGGGTATTGAAACTGCAAAGTCTTCAACACCAGCATGGGTTCGTAGTAAATTAGAAGATGCAATTAAAGTATTAATGAAGGGTGATGAAAAACTCGTACATGATTTTGTTGCAGATGCAAGGAAAGAGTTTAAAACATTAGAATTATCTGAGATTGCATTTCCTAGAAAGGTAAATGGTATTTACGAATATGAAAATGCAGTTACTATTTACAAGAAGTCAACACCAATGCATGTAAGAGCATCCTTAATGTTTAATCATTTATTGAAACAGAAAGGATTAGACATGCAATTTGAACCAATTCAGAGTGGTGAACATATTAAGTTTATATATCTAAAAATACCAAATCCCAGTAAAGAGAATGTCATTGGATTTATAAACAATTTACCTAGGGAGTTCGAACTACATCCCTACATTGATTATGATTTACAATTTGATAAGTCATTCATTGAACCTCTTAAATTGATTCTTGAAAAAATAGGTTGGTCGACTGAACCCCAGTCGTCTCTAGAAGAATTTTTCAGTTGACAGAATAGAAAAGGGTAGTATAATAGTATAACAAGTTGAGGAATATATTATGGATTTATTGAAAGACCTTGCAAAAGCAAGTGGTAATGAGTTAGCAGGAGTCGTATCCGATGGAATCGTGGCAGGTGATGTCGATGGTTACATTGATACTGGTTCTTATATTTTAAATGCACTAGTAAGTGGTGATATCTATCGTGGTATCCCATCTAATAAGATAACTGCATTGGCAGGTGAAAGTGCAACAGGGAAAACATTTTTTGCATTAGGAATGGTGCAAAAGTTTTTAGATGACAACCCAGAGGGTAATGTTGTTTATTTTGAATCTGAATCTGCATTGACTCAAGAAATGTTAGAAGACAGAGGAATCGATACAAGTCGTATTCTTTTAGTCCCAGTAACTACTATTGAAGAGTTTAGAACACAAGCAGTTAATATCATAGATGGATTTGATAAACAAAAGAAAGGTGATGAAAAACTTTTCTTTGTTTTAGATTCACTAGGTATGTTATCTACAATCAAAGAAACAGAAGATATTGGGTCTGGTAAAAATGTCAGAGACATGACCAAAGCACAGGTTATCAAAGGTACATTCAGAGTGTTAACTTTGAAACTTGGTAAGGTAGGAATTCCGATGATAGTAACGAACCACACCTATGATGTGATTGGTTCTATGTTTCCACAAAAAGAAATGGGTGGTGGAAGTGGTCTCAAGTATGCAGCTTCTTCTATTATCTACCTTTCTAAGAAGAAAGAAAAAGATGGAACAGAAGTTATTGGAAACATTATTCATTGTAAGAATCAAAAATCAAGACTTACAGTAGAAAACAAAATGGTTGATGTTCGTTTAACCTATGATAAAGGATTAGATAAACATTATGGTTTGTTAGACCTTGCACTTAAGTATGGTATCTTTAAACAAACTTCAACAAGAATAGAACTTCCAAATGGAACTACTCAGTTCGGTAAAACTATTAACAACAATCCAGAGAAATACTTTACAGAAGATATCTTAGAACAACTCAATGAGTGTGCAAAAAAAGAATTCAAGTATGGTAAAGAAGAGATTCAAGAAGTTGTTGATACAGAAACAGGTGAAGTAATTGCAGAATAGAATAGAAGAAATAATTCTAAAAAACCTATTCGTATCAGACACATTTACTAGGAAAGTAATCCCTTATCTTGAGGAAGATTACTTTACAGATAGGTCTGAACGATTAGTTTACAAACAGATTGGTGAATACTTCATGAAGTATAATGAGTGTCCTACTCATGAGGCACTTAGTATTCAGTTAAATGATTTGTCTGGTCATAACGATGAAGAGATAAAGAATGCATTAACTACAATCAATCAATGTAAACAAAACACTGAGGAAACACCACATGACTTTCTCGTAGATGAAACTGAGAAGTGGTGTAAAGATAGAGCAATCTATAATGCAGTTATGGAAAGTATTCAGATTATTGATAAGTCATCATCTAGAGAGAAGGGTGAGATTCCAGAAATTCTAAAAGATGCATTATCAGTTTCTTTTGACCAACACATTGGTCACGATTTTATTGAAGATTCAGATGAAAGGTTTATATCTTATAATACTGTAGAAGACAAACTACCATTTGACCTTGAAATGATGAACAAGATTACGAAGGGTGGTTTACCAAATAAAACCTTGAATGTTATTATGGCAGGAACAGGTGTTGGTAAATCACTATTCATGTGTCATTGTGCAGCTAATAACCTTATGATGGGTAAGAATGTACTTTACATATCCATGGAAATGAGTGAAGAAAAGATTGCAGAAAGAATTGATGCAAACTTAATGAATCTACCTATTCAAGAACTCTCTAATTTACCAAAAGAAATGTACGATAAGAAAGTAAAATCTATTCGTGATAAAACAACAGGTAAACTAATTGTTAAAGAGTATCCTACTGCATCTGCACATACAGGTCACTTTAGACATTTACTACAAGAACTTAACCTTAAGAAAGACTTTATTCCAGATATCATATATCTTGATTATCTGAACATTTGTGCATCATCAAGAATGAAAGCAGGTTCAAGTGTTAACTCTTATACAATGGTTAAAAGTATTGCAGAAGAACTAAGAGGACTTGCAGTTGAGTTTAAACTACCAATTATGACTGCAACCCAAACTAACAGACAAGGATTTACATCAACAGATGTAGGACTTGAAGATACATCTGAATCTTTTGGTTTACCAGCAACAGCAGATTTGATGGTTGCATTAATATCTACAGAAGAACTAGAAGAGTTAGACCAAATTATGGTTAAACAGTTAAAGAATAGATACAATGACCCAACATATTACAGAAGATTCATTATAGGTGTAGATAGAAGTCGTATGAAGTTGTATGATACTGAACAGTCTGCAACAGAAGAATTACATGATTCTGGGCCTGCATTCGACAAGAGTGAGTCTGGTCAGAGAATCTCTGGAGAAAAAACAGATGGATGGGATATATAATCCTCAATGGTACACATTACCAGATGTTTCTACTAATACACATGTATTAACAGTAGATGCACCAGAAGATGTATCATGTCTTAACGAAGAATTATGTAACCTTATTGACTCAGACATCGATACTGGTGGTAACAAACAAACTATAAATGCTGGTCTATCTAAATTCACTGGATGGAAATTTTTCAATGAAACCACTGACCATCTATTAAGTTGGGTAGCACATGCTATAACTAAATGTTATCTTGAAGTAGCAATGCCTGATACATTTTTACCAGTAATGACTCAAGTCTGGGGAATGAAATACGAAAAAAATGATGCAACTCCAGCTCATGGTCATGCACCATCAATCTTTAGTTGGACATATTATCCTTACATAGAAGACCCAGAAAGAGTACAACCATTAGAACTTTGTAGAGTTCCAGATGGTAGTATAGAAATAGATGTATCTTTATGTGCAGAACATGTACAAGATAAAACAAAACAATGGGGAGAACCTCTTCTCTCTATCCCACCTCATACAGGTCAATTGGTAATATTTCCATCATATGTAAATCACCAAGTAAAACCAGTTAAAGAAACTGTAGGTAGATATTGTATAGCTGGAAATGTTGCACATGATTTTGATGCATCAACTATGGTAAATGTTTGACATGTAGGTACACTTTTTCGTATAATAGTAAGTATGGAAAATGGTATAAAAATTCAAGAAAGGGGTGGTCAATTTAAGATTATTGAGATACCTCTTAATTCAAAAGAAATGCAACTTGCACTGGATAAGTCTAATCCAGATGCATCATGGGACTTAATGTGTCAAAGTATAAGATACAGAGTAGGTATCGATATAATTGGTAACTTCGACCTTGTTTCTCTCATCCTAAAAGGTGATGAAAGACCTTTACACTAGGGTACATATTTTGGTATAATATATGTATAAATTGAGGAATACATATGAAATTATCAGAATTAGTTAACGAAGTCAACAAAGAACAAGAGTTAGAACAACTATGTCAAAAACTCTGTGATGATTTGTTAAAAGAACATCAACGACAATATCCTACTCTTACAGACTATTCTTATGAATACAAAGTGTCTCGTAAGTACATCAAAGTTATTTCAAACAGTGGAAACCAACGCTCAGTTTGGGGTTTCATTAATCGTTTCGAGTTTCAAAAAGGAAATACTGGTATCACTTTTAAAGAAGGTGATGTATTGAAAGCAGCTGGTTGGGCAACTCCAGCATTGAACTCTCCAAGAGGTAATCTCTTTGAGGGATATCAAATCATGGGAATGAGAAAATATGGGCCAGACTACTTAAGGTAGTTTGACTCATAGGTACATAATTTAGTATAATATGTACATAGTGAGGAAAAAAATTATGACAATACAAGAAATCTGTTTAAAATTAAATGAAGAAAACATTAGTAAATTGGCAAAATATACTGGTGCAGAGGGTGTTTCAATGAAGGAATATGCACTTGCATTATTAGGGAGTCAGTCATAATGAAATTAGGTAATGCAGAAATAGTGATATCAAGAGAGGGTAAAATCTCAACATCAAAATTGTTAAAGTTTTTGAAAGAAAAAGTTAAATTAAATCTAGTTCCAGTTCGTGGTCAATATGATGCATATTGGTTGAGTGGTAAAGATGGTTATGACATGATAGATGGTAACAAATATTACAAGTTAACATTGAATGGTTATGGTATAGAAATTAATTGTACTGGTGATTACAATGCATTCAGTATGAAAGGTTCTTTACTTAATTGGATGAAGGCAGAGTTGCCTACTCCTCTTGTAGACGAGGCTGCATAATATGGAAAAAGCACTAATAGTAAATACACAATATTTGGAAAACTATAACTTAGATGGTGGGAACTATTGGAAGTTCAAAGGTGGTCAAGAATATGTTATTTCATTTGGTGTTACTAAAGAGATTTATGAAGAAAATGCATATGGTGAGGGTGAACATTCTTACTATGAATGTCCAGAGACTTCTGAAGCAACTATACTTGCATTGATTAATCAATTAGGTAATGCATCTAGTTGTGGTTATCAAGAGTTCGTAAAGGATTGGGAAGTTACAAATTTACCTTCTGCAATGACAGAAAATGAAATGTATTGGCAAAAAGATAAAGAAGCCTTTGAATTATTCAAAGCAAAAAGAATGACTTGGAAAGAGTTAGAAAACCAAGTTAAGGAGTTATAATGAAAAATAATGTAGTACCAAAAAATATTTTTATTGACATGGATGGTGTCCTTGTCGATTTTGAGAAAGGAATCAGTGAACTTATAGGTCACCCTTTGGGGAGTGACAACTATGGTCATTCTGAGTATGATAGGAGAAAACAAGAGTTAACTGATAAAAGATGTTTCAGAAAGTTACCACCCATGGTTGATTATCATGAGTTAATTGGGTATGTAAAACATACTGGTCTTAACTGGGAAATCTTGACAGCAGCTGGTGCAATAAACAGACAGCTTGTA